GCTTTCAGTTCTTCCAAAATACTTGGTAAAATACTTGGAACATTTTGTGCGAACGTGTGATCTCCGAATGTTTCGTATTCAACTCCGGGTAAATTTTTGTATTTAGGGTCCATGACGAGTGTTGAGTAACAGAGATTATGCGCCATCATGATACTTGGATATAGACCTTCAAAATCCAGGGCTGTGATAGGTGTATAATATGCACCAGATTGTGCTTCGAGTACAGTCGCCCCTACGTATCCAGTATTATCCGTATGACCATAGTCATACGTAGGCACCTTAAATTTCATTTCTCGAGCCTTTTTCGTAAGCTGACTGAACACTTTAATCTGCTGCCCACGCTCCACGAGATAACTGAGTGGTACCCAGGTAGCCTTGGCCATCTCTAAAAGATTAATGAACGTACACAACTTTGAAATAAGGCGGTGTGGGAGGAGTGTATCCTTTATACAATATTCCGCAACCTCTCGAAGCTTTACAGGATCTTCTTCCTCGTATCGACGAAACATTTCTTTTGGAGCCATATCAATCTTGTTATCCCCGAGATACAATTTCGATACGTTGTCTAGTTTATACGAATCCAGTTTATATTCACGCTTTACTTCATGAAATAGATCAAAGATAAATCTACCAGGCATAGGGACAAGCTTCAACTCGTTATCTCCGAGAGCGCTCGAGGAAAGCTTTTTACGCACGAGGTCACATACATGTGTTTTCAATTTACTCATTTTGAAGAAAGATAGAGGACAAGACATCAAATGTCCACGCTCGATAATATACTCAAGATCAAATCCAAATATATTCCAGCCAGTAATCACGTCTGTATCCTTTTCGACGAGATAGTTTGAGAACCTGATCAACATATCTTTTTCACTAGGAAACCACTCGATAATCGAATCGTCGTCCAGGTTTTTATCAGTTTCTTTGTAACACAAACATCTCTTCTCAAACGGCTCAGTTTCACCAAAACGTACGAGTGATATAGCAATTTGAAAACATGCATCATTTCGCACACTAGGATTTGGAAACTTTCCAGTCGAACTATAACATTCGATATCGACCGACGCTATCACAAAGGGTGCAGATTCGGGGTTATCTACGGGTTTTAAGTCTTTCCAAGACTTACAGTACAAATCAATATCCACATTCGCAAAGTCAGCACGCTCGCAGTTATCACCCGTATCCACCCAACCCGTAGATTGAATATTAGATCGGTGCATGAATCTCAGAACAGGATCCAGATTCGCTTCGTATAATCGTAACTGGCTTACGTGCAATGTTCTATCAATATCGGTGTCTAGTTTTTCCAGGGTTTTTCTCAATACCGCCACATCCTGTACAGCCCGATTTTTTGCCGCTTCATCGTTCTGTTTTTCTACAGATGACTCAGCTAGTAACAGCCTGTGGTCTATTTCTTTCCGTTCCCGTTCTAATTTTTTAAGTGATGCATGAGTTGTTCTCCTCAGCTTACTACTTATAAATCGTCGCGATTGGAGATCTTTGCACGTTATCTGTATAAACGTTCTAGATTCCCCATTCTGAAACCCTTCCATATCTTTAGACCTCAGGGATCCACAGTTTACAATGTCCGGACACGTGTCTTTGACGTACTCGATCACTTTCTTAGTGTCGAGTGTATCAGGAAGCTTCATGAAAAAGTAGGGTTTGAACGGCGTCGTCACGCAGACGGAGTGACCATCCTGAGTCTTTCCAAACATCCTGATTAAATGCTCCTCATCTTCGTCACGTGCATCCCATGTCAGGACTTGAAATTGTACCATACTTCGTTATAGAGCTAAATTTTTAATATCATATATTAGTAAAATGTCAGCTGCTTTGATTGACCTCGTGTCTAAGGGAGCCCAGGATGTGTTCATCACTGGCTCGCCTCAAGTTTCATTTTTCCACCAAAATTATAAGAGACATACCAATTTTGCGCTCAAGCCGGAACGTCTCGATTATGTGGGAACCTTTGCCGGTGGTAATGAAGTCGTGATTCCTCTGCGCACTAAGGGTGATCTGTTAAGTTACGTCTGGGTTGAGGCCACAAACATCGGGACCGGTGGCGCGAACAACACTTCCGGTTTCTTTAGCAAGAATGACACCAGCACGACCGAGTTTTCTCTTTGGATTGGTGGTCAGGAAGTGTGCCACCTCGACTCCCTTTTTATTCAGGGTGTCCACAATTTACTCTACAAACAGGATGGCGCCAAGGCCACTTGCGCCGTGACTCTTGATGAGGTTTCTGATAACGCCAAGGGAACTAGTACGGGTGCCGATCATTATATCATCCCTTTCTTTTTCTCCGAGGATTGGACTAAATCTCTTCCTCTCACCGCACTCCAGTTCCATCAGGTCGAATTACGTATTAAGTGCCGCTCCGGATTTACCCCGGTGTCTACCCCCAAGGTCTACGGGACGTACGTGTACCTCGATACGGAGGAGCGCCAGATGGTCGTCGAGCATGAGCATGAGATCCTCATCACCCAGACACAGTTTCAACCCATGTCTAAGGATGATGTTGACGTCGATCTCACGTACTTCAACCACCCCTCTAAGGCTATCCACGTCGTCTCTTCTGAGGCTGATAACGATCAATGGGATACTAACTTCACGTTCGACCGGGCTTCTCTCTACATTAACGGTACTACCCTCTTCGAAGAAATGTCTCCCATTTACCATCACAACGTTGTTCCGGAGATGCACTGCACATCCCTCCCTTCGTCGACTCTCAGCACCGTGTCTACGTTCACGTGGCCTTTCTGCTTAAAATTGAATGCTTCTCAGCCTTCAGGGTCGTTAAATTTCAGTAGGATTGATAATGCGAAGTTGAACCTTACCGGTGGGGTCAGGAACGGAACCATCGTGCGTGCGTATACCGTCAATTACAACATATTAAAGATAAAAGACGGTATGGCAGGAGTTGCGTTTGCTAACTAAATAGTCGTGTTAAGTTTTTTATTTATGTTTAACCAGAAGAACCAAAACCGCGTGTACCGCGTTCAGTAGACACGATTTCGTCTACAATCTCGATTACAGGGGTTTCACACCTCTCTACTATAAGCTGGGCGATCTTATCCCCAGGTTTAATATGAAACGTTTCATCTCCATGATTAAACAGGATCACCTTGAGTTCACCTGTATAATCAGGGTCAATAACACCAGCACCAGTTTGAATGCCGTTCTTAACAGCGAGACCGGAGCGAGGAGCGATGCGACCGTAGCAGCCGATGGGAACCGTAGCAGCGATTCCGGTACTCACTATACCCCTAGCTAGAACGGGAATTTCAACATCGACGATACTGTAAAGGTCGTATCCAACAGAGGCACTCGATCCAGATCGTTCGGGAATAATCGCATCAGGTGAAAGGCGTTTGATAAGTAGCTTGGAATCCATCTTTTGTTAGTATACGCAGGATAACTTTAAATGTCTACATATAACAAATGGATGGTATACTCGTTGCCTTATTAATGATATTTACGACACTTATATTCGGATTCATATATGCGAATATGTTTGATCCAGAAGAGTTTGGATTTACAGAATCTTCAACCGATCCATGGTACTTCGCTTTTACCACGATGAGTACAGTTGGATACGGTGACTTTAGCCCGAAAACTGACCGAGCTAAGAGGATGGTCATGTTCCACCATGCACTTCTTATCATGGAAGTCGGTGTTTTCATGGCGTGGATGGCAAAGAAAATGTACAAACCTCGTAACATGAATTTTAAAGTAGTATAAAAAGTACTCGCGTTAAATATGTAAGATGAACACAATACGCATTGGTCCGGCGTTAAGACGTATAACCCTTTTACAAAATCATATACAGCCACAATCTACTATTAGCCTTTCAGAAAATCTACTATTCGACGATAAACGTGCAAAAAGACATTTATACGACATATTACCAGATGACGCCCCGGAATATCCGAATGCGTACGGTATGGAAATTCGTGTCGATCACGATGCACGGACTGTTCTTTTCAAAACGGAAACAATGTCTGTATACGAAAAGATAACCGTATTTATGTCTCAAAAACAAAAATTACGATACATGTATCCCGATTATCAATTTACGGAAAAACACACTTAATATTATATCAGGAAAGTATATGTGTTTAGACTTTTTATTTAAAAAACGCTATAAGAGACTATCAGATGCATACACACATCCTTTCGACTGTTCATGTGAATTATGTGGCTCTGTATTTTCCGATATGCAGGGTTTGATAAACCATATGGGATACCATTCAACGGAACAGGTCAACACTTGTATTAAGAGAGGGTATGATACCGTTCGCTGTAACACGTGTTGGTCTACATTTAACACAGTCGCTTCTATGGAACGTCATTCATGTGCACAGAAAAGAGATCCAGTCATTAGCGGACTTTCTCCTATCATGAGTCGTTCCAATAGCTTAGAATCCATCATTATTCATGATGATTCCCCGGTTTAGGTGCAACAGTCCAATTACCATCTAGAAGAGACTGGCGAATTTCCCAATCAGTCAGTTTTACAGTTCTCATGGGGGGAGTAATGAGCGCCCCTTTATTTACTACCCTGCAGTGGTATCCACCAACACTGCACGCGTGGTTCAGTTCGAACCTTGACGCATACTGGATATAAGGTGAATAGGAATCCATATTAGCTTCCAGAAGCGTTTTGTACCTATACGCGTCGTCAAATGTTACGAACGCTACGATAAAGTGTCGGGGGATATCATCTGTATCTGTATCCGTAATAGAATAAATTCCTTCTTCATGTCCAGCTTTATGAAATGCTAAGACATGAAAAAGATCGTGATTAGAAACTTTTTCGAGTACTGTACTGTTGCTATAATCGAGTGCATAGTAACTCTTGGCTGCGGATTTTTTAACCTTAGGCTTGAAGCGGAAGGGGGTGGGTCGAAAGGCGGGTTGTCTGAGTGCGAACATCTTTACTTAAATATTACAAATCTACGTGACGACTTAGGTTCATTTCAATTTAGTTTCCATCCAAGTTCTATAGTTTTCACCGTAATCTACGAATAACTCTTCACCTTTGGTAATTTTTCTCGTTGTGTAGTAATGCACACATCCGTTTCTCGCACTTCCCTTTTGCTGATGACGTATGTTAATGATTGAATTTTCTTCTTTACCCACCGGAGAATTCACATATCTCAATGGATTATTTTCGATGATCGGTTTAGCATCGACGTGTCTTTCTACTGAATATGGTCGGCCAAATATATCTTTATGTTCCGACTCAACTCGCCACGCATACATCGGATCTTCTGGCTCGTTGTTAACCATAACACCATAATAGCGACCCAAGTCAAGTCCTGTGGGTATGTCCCGTGTCGCAAATGCTCCTAACCCCGCGCCGGGTCTCGTGGATTCCTTGATCTCTAATAAATGGAAGTTTCGCTTTTCGCGTCGTGATTTTAAATTACTACAAACTATCATAAACACTATCAATCCCACGCATAACGCGATCGAACCACGTACATATGATATCATCTAAAGTATAGGAGCATTTTATTATCAATGTATAAATCTGTTCTCGGATTTATTGAAGATGAAGCTGTGTGCATGACATATAACGGACCTAACACGTACGGAGTTACTTCTCATCCTCAGTCTTCTCAAAAGCCTCGTCACCGAACGTATCTTGAAGCAGTTGTAGCATTTCTTCGGAAGTTTTGAGTGATGACTGAGATGAACGAAGATTCCATTTAGCGAGTCTCTCGAGTTTTGCATTCACTTGTTTATACCTTTCGACCTCTATTTCCATCTCCCTAATTCTTTCAGCGCCTTTACTGAGTGCCCTGTTTGCGATTTCTTCTTGTGAGGGATGTGCGTACACATGTTGACGCCAGTGTCTATTACGCTTCTTATTATTTGCAGCCTTTGCTATCCGAGCTTTTGCCTGCTCAGCGGGGGTCTCAAAAACTGGAACACGGGACGACGGTACCTTAGAACATGTGATGGTAAACATTTTGTATTTATTCAACGGCTCTACGCTTTAATACTGATTACGCTGCACCCAATCTTGCATTTTTCCTACGCTCCAAATGAGACTCATGATGGCCGCGCCGTTTTTGAAAGTCTCATTTAGGGTGTTCATGTTTGTATATTTTATGTATTGGGGGTTTACTTAAGTCCTAATTCTCTCCATATATTCACACGGGCATTTATCAGTTTTTTAGACGCACTCGAATTGTTTCGCTCTCCTTCGTTCAGTAGCTTCCTTATGTTATCTAATTCTTGGTTATCTAAAGATTTCGAATAGGTCTTATTAAGCTCCTGAACGATCTTCATAACACTTTCGACGGATCCTACTAACTTTACAGCCGTATTCTTATAAAGACGATTCAATAAAGCAAACATATTTCTCTTAGTCGTCTGCAACGCAAATGTCTTCTTAAAATCCAACTTTCTCGTGTTATTAGTCTTAAACGACCTGGCTATTAGCTTTAATACATCGATCTCCGTAGAACCCTCTTTGAAAATGTACCTGAAATTTTGGAAAAAGTAATTTCCATCTATGTTCTCATCGCCATCATTTTCTATCTTCTGAGGCACACCACTACTATCAAAGTATATTGCTTCATACTTAGATTTATCGAGTAAAGTATACATCTCCGAATAATCGAAAGCGGATTTGTTTAACGTGTATGCTTCTATCATCGTTTCTATCATCGAGTTTGTGTTCTTTATAGTGCTCGTTTCCGTTTGACCGTGTTTACCCTTTTTGTTATGACCAGCGTTTTCTAATCCACAGTGAATACCACCGTGACGCCACGCGGTGTTACATCTATTTATTTCGTAAAAATAGTTCTGAAGATCTGCCGGCGGCATGAGTAAGGCGGGTTCCTGTCGTATGATGACCTTATCACCTTTACCACGAAAATTGTGTTTACCGACAGATGGACTTCTCGCGAACGTCATACCATTTTTACGTAGTAACATCGCATCTGCGAAATATAACACACTGGGTAACGATAAAGGTCTACCCGTATACGTACTCGATTTAACTTCATTTGAACCTAAATAATGTGACAACATAGACTGTGGTTGCACATGATGGCGAGGTCCTATACCCGTGGCGTTAACCATGTTTTTAGGATAATATCGTCTGTTTCTACTTCTCATGAGTTCAAGAATTTTTAGCGAGTTATTAGTCGGCATGTTAGACGCCCTGAATAACTGACTCAATTGTTTATGTTCAAAATCATTCGATTTCAATATGTTCTGTAGTTTGAGTAAGAAATCATTCGTTTCCTTGAACGCCTCTATGAGAGATTTAAAATTCACATTGAAGTACTTCTCGCGAAAGGACTTCATGAATGGAGGATTTATGGTAAACACCTCTCCACCCGAAGCCGATGTGGTACTTTCGTTTTGGAATTCCACAAAAGTCGGTATTTTAAGCCAGCGCGCCCCTCTTGTCCTAAGAGATTGGAGTTTAGCTTTCATGTCTAGCCAAAGTCTACGGGATAAAATCCCCTTTAAACTACCATACGTCAAAGGATTCTTCTTTTCGTTCTTTATAAAGTATGCATTGTCTATGACCCTCTCCGTAATAGAAGAATCTACGAGCAAGAGTAAGTATGATGTAGCCCGTCCAACTCTACACACGTAATTCATTATCTTTAAAAAATTCGAAAACTTGTTTGCATTTCTCGCTCCCCTGAGTTGTATCTCCATCTTATCCACAAAAACCCTGTTCACTTGTTCATCGGTCAAACTCGAAGAAATGTCTGATCCTAAGATAACATGTCTCTGGTTCACGATGGCTAAGTATAATTGATAGATATCCATCAGGTCTTCTGTAGTCATCATCATCTTTTTAGCCGACTGCTGTCGTCTCGAACCAGTCGATGGTCGGATCGTGGACCTCGCTACCCCTCTCGTCGCCGCCGGGGTCATGGATTTAGATGTTTTAGAAGCCTGATCAGTTTTACGACGCACCGACTGTGTCTTTAGTTTTCGACGCACCGACTGTGTCTTTGGTTTTGAATTTCGGGGCGTCGCCTTGGTCGCGGGAGCAGTAGTGAAGGAAACGCGAGCCGATTTGGCGGGTGGTGCATTATTAGTGTTGGTATTAGTGTCAGTGTTCATATTACTCAAAGGACCTGTCGGAGACCGTTCCCTCTTAGTCCTCGGTTTAAAGGGGGTACTTCGAGGAGCGGTTCGTGATACCGTTCTAGAAGACATCTATTATCACCTGAGATTTTATTCCATAAACTTCTGGGGTAGCTTCTTATATAAGTCCGCCCAACTCAAAACACTTATGTCATCTCTCGTACACCATTCATATTCCTCACCGTTGTACCCTGCAAAGTGAAAGGCATCCATGTTCCAATGTTTACATATACCACACGTCGTATCACTGTCGTCTATGATCGTATCGAGATTAAGGGCGTGACATATATCGTATTTCTGTATTTCATAAGTCGTAAAACTATTCGTCAAAATAACATCATCAAATACACCCGGAAAATGAAAATTTAACCAGTCTTCGGTCTTCTCTCTAACACAGTCGTGACGACCAGTGACGACATACATCTTATCTACGTACGGTCGCATAAGTCGAAGAACTGCCTGAGAAGAATCGATAGGCTGGAGTGCATCGAAAACCTCGGAATCATAAAATTCTCTTACCATCTTCCGGGATTGGGGTTCTGTTATTTCAAACATTTCTCGGTACACGTATCTACATTTTTCAGTTGGCATTTTTAACTTTTTAAACTTAGCCATGGGTCTAACAAACGGTACGAGAACTTCATCAACGTCAATAGCAATTCGATTCATTTACATATTTATAACAATTTATTCATAGTCTCTAATCGCAATCCCGATCGGGAACCTGGGAACATTCTTATCTGTCAGGTTTTGGAACCGAACTGTGAGCATCTTACCGATGAACTGGTCCCTGTTCGCATACTTGTATTCACGATCCTCCAATGTACCCTCGGGACGAGCATTGAAGACCTTACCTTCCTCGGTCTTACATGTCCACACGACACAGTTTGCATCTCGACCATGACCCGTGGTAGCTCCGATAATCTCATATTCCTCGGTCTGGAAATCCTTGTGCTTGAGAAGATAGTTGCTTCGCTGTCCAACTTCATACACACTGAAGCGATCACGAATCATGGTACCTTCATGTCCTTCTGCAACGTGTTTCTTATGCATGGGGGGAAGATCCTTCTTGGATTTTACGAGTGTCGTTTTGACATATTCGTAATGAGGATTATAGATAGAATCTTTGACGTACTCCCAGCGTTGCTCGAACGTCATCTTATCCCTAGCGAGGGCTTCGGCTCTGAGATCAAAGAAATCAAACACATGGAACTTGAGCTTCAGGGGGTCAGTCTTGAACGTGCTCGTAAGTTCCTCGAATGTAAGATTGGGGTCAAACGCCTCTCCGTCGACGTATTGACCAACCTCAAGTCCCTTACCAAGAACCTCAGTTCCGGGGATGATCTTACCGGTTCTTGAGATACCACCATCTTTAGAAACCAGAAGACGAACACCGTCGAGTTTGGGTTGCACGTAAAATGGTTCGGAGATGTACTTCTTGCGATCTTCCCATTTATTCGCCAGCATAGGAAGAACTGCGGTAGCCTTGGTGTTTGCATTTTTCCACATGGTCTTCGCACGTTTCGTCGCACTCTCGAAACCAAGAGGTACTTCAGTCATGGATGTAACTTCCTTCCCTCCAACATGACCAGTTGCCTTGACGATGCACCAGACATCATTGATTTCTTCGACACGAATGTCGAGGTAGCGCTTCTTGTTGTTTTTATCAGTAGTAAAAATTGTATTCATATTAGTAGTAGGAATGATACCAGTAGTAAATTATCAAAGGATGGAGCGACTTAAGCCTCCTCCGTTAACGACGGTTCCCTTAAATATGAATACAATCAGTGTTGGGGTGATCATCTTAGGTGTAATTTTTTTATATAAGCGATTTCTTGATGTTACGAGGCGTCGTGAACGATCCCGTAGTTGAGACAATCCTCGTAGTTGAGATAGATATCTTTGCGCATGAATTCGTTTAGTGTTTCTTTGGGAATCTCAGTTTCTGATCTGTAGATCCCCTTTATAGTTTTCATAATTTTTTTACACGTTTTCATCTCGTCTTTGAGTTCGTTATATTTTCCAAAGAACCCAGTCGAGAGTTGGTGAATCAACACGAATGAATGTCGGCTCATGAGTCTCTTCTTTCCTCCGAGAAGTAAAAAGGTGGCGGCACTGCAGCAGTTACCCTCAGCTATGCACGTCACGTTAACCCGTGCAGATCTGAGAGTATCCATAGCACTTAACCCTGAAAATACGTCACCTCCTTCACTGTGAATATGTATTTGAATCGTGGGTGTGTACCCAGGAAGATCGATCGCTTTTTTAAGTAGGTCAACTTCCAGCTTTTTAAACTCTTCTATGAACGTCAGTATATTTTCACGGTCTATAGACCCATAATAATAAATGTCACAGCCCACCACACGGATAATATCGTCGCCAGAAGTCTCGTCTTCACTGTCGGAGTTACTCATTGACTATATTACGCAGTTTCTTTTTAACTTTTGCAACTTCAGATGGTTTCAATTTGTTGCCAAGTGCGAGATGATTCATGATGTCAAAATCGAGAGGTGTGAGTTTGTATTCGATTAAAGGATCTAGATCTCCGGCGATCGCATATTTGCGTATTAACCCCAGTTCTTCTACCCCCAATTTCGTGGTGTGCCGCCCTTGAATACTTTTAAGTTTATTATGCCGCATCTTGTAATTGCCGTATTTAGTCCACGTGCTACCGGGTTGTATATTTTCTGGTTTCAGTGGCTGTCCTAGGTTATATTTGGGTACGGCCATTCCACAAGATACGTAGTATTGCATGTAATCCCATTCACCTTTGTACATCACGGAATCATAAATATCTGCGAGTGATAACGAATCTGCGATTGGTACAACGTTGGTATCGTTTGAACGTAGATAATTCCCGTGGATAACATCCACCACGTGACCATGTTCGTGCACCGTTTGACTCGTATCAAATCCATTACCTTTACGACATAGTATGTCGATAACTATATCCTTCGATGTCTTAAAAATATCCTTCTCATCTGAAAAATTCATATAATCGTAAAAGTTTCGTATATTCCCCTGACATTTATCGGCGGCGGGGCGCGCTCTAGGGTTATTACACTCCAACGAGAATATTGCATCCGGGGAGCGTTTTGGTACGATTATGAGTTTGAAATTTGGTAACATATGAATAGATGTAGATGTTACGACCACAGACCCTTTCGTAAGTTTCTCGTTCATATCAGAAATCTTATCTATGACCTGCTTATGACCGTATACACTGGAATCGTACCCATCTATCAATATATGATACGACGTGTCTCCTATCAAATTCAAAAAGGTACTCTTCTTTTGAAAAAGTTCGGAATGTAACTCTATTGTATTACTTGCATTAAGTAAACAGTCTACTATAAACGTCTTTCCAGAACCAGTGGGTCCACATATGAATACATTTTCCCCTTGTGCCAGGTATTTTTCCAACAGGGAAATTTCCTTTTCATGGAGCGTCGGTGGTCGCTCTTTTTTTTGTGGGATTATTTTAATGAAGGAGTCCATGACTGATGAGTTTACTGATCAAGCTTTAGATATTTTTTTGGAAAGTGACACACTTCAGACAAGGATTGTAGAACCTATCAAGAGAAAGGTTTTTCCTTATTTGATATGTATCGGACTCTTTAATCTTATACTACTTATAATGTTAGCCTACGTAGCTAGGAAGATTTCGATCCATCGATAATCACTTCGAGGTCTGTATTGATCGGAGTAGATTCACCTGTTCGTATAGCTCCAAGCTCTTTTTGTAATTCGGAACGCATCTCATCTTCTGAAATGAACATGTCGATAGGCTGGATATGCATAATCTCTGGTTTGAAAAATTCGGAATCATCTGGGAATTGTTTTTCAAACGCTTGAATGATAGCATACGGAAGAGGTGGAGACTGCTCGATGAGTCTATCATATTCGGCTCTACACGACTCTATCATGGTAGAACCATCACACGAACGTTCTTGAATAGGAAGAGAAAGCTCTAACCGAATTGTACGCGAAAGTTTACCGTATTGCAGTGACGCAACTCGGCATCCTTCCATCATTTCGTTTATTTTCAAAAATTGCATTATGGTGGCTATGATTCCTGCAATCAGATTCAACCCGCCAATCATAGCAGGTGCTGCACTTCTCATATTTTCAGGGAAAGATGATTGCGCAAAATTCGCTGTGCCGGTGATCGTCGATAATACAATGACCGGTAAAGTAAATCGCATGCTCTGCTTTTTGAAGACTAAATACGCGTGGTTGTGCATATATCTATAACAGGCCGACGCCTCACCCCATGTTTTCAGTATCTTTTCCTGTGAAGGATGCCATATTCGCTTTACCTTATCTTTGGACTGGGTCTTTTTCTTTTCTTTGTCCATACTAATAGAGATGAATATTATATTTTTCGTTCACGTCCTTCTGTTTCTCACGATGATAGTGATACCTTTCATTGGGGATGAAGTGACTCTATCTCTTTACTCACTCATCATACCTTTCCTGTTTTTTCATTGGGCGACAAATGACGACACGTGTGCACTTACAGAGATTGAAATGAAACTCACAGGGAACAAAAAAGAAGATACGTTTTTTGGGAGATTAATTGGACCCATATATAAACTCGACAATACTACATCCGGTCTTATTCCTAAATTTTTGTTTCTAGGATTATGGTTATTCGTTCAACATAAATTGAAAAGAATACCATACGCAGAACGGGTCGATCTTTCCGGAATCTTTTCTAAGTTATATAAATGAAGAAAGGAAAGTCGAATACTACCGGTTTACTTATAATGCTCATACTTGTCGTAATAATCTTTTATCTCATCACAAAGTTACAAGATCCTAAGGTCATTAAAGTACCCGTCCATACACCTATGATACCCCCGCGGCGGCCTATCGCGAGTGTGCGTCGCGCACCTGAATATAGAGATCCTCCTATTAAGATGTACAAACCCGGAAATGTTCAACAGATGGGTGTTCTTCTAGGCGAAAACGAAGAGACGCTTCCATTGTATGGTAAAGAAGTGAGAGGGCGCCGAGATCAATATCATTATTACACATCCACCCCCGGTGACCAGATATACTCTATACCGGTAACGATCGGTGAAAGAGATTGTATGGATGATATTGGGTGTAAAGAACTGTATGGTAATGAATCGGTGAGTGTTTTGGGTAAGGCTGCTGCGTATCAGGCTAAACTTTACAGAACCGATCACTTTTTTTAATCTCGGTATATAGAAATGGTTGACATAAGAACAAAAGCCCGTGGAAAAGGTATTCGTTTAACTCGAGACAGCCAAGGTAAACGTGTAAAAAAGACGAACGAAGCTTTACGAAAGGAGATTAACTTACGCAATTTAGCTGCAATGAAAAATCGCGTAAGTCAAGCTGCCGCTACTATGCGCACGTGTAGACAACTCGTTAAGAATAGGTGTACATGCGCTACAAAAAAATCAAGCCCTGTGATGAGACGGGCTCCACCACCTCCTCCCCCTCCACCCCCTA